CACATGAAAGCTGAGGGCTTGTTTGCACCTAACGAGGATGAGGACGAGCTCCGTCAAATACCTGAGATCATTCTCCAACAGCATGTGCCAGAGCTTTACAGGACGATGTGGTTTATCGTGCAGAGCGTTTTGAATCCCATCTTCTGGGCGCTATATCAGCGGGACTGTGCAGAGATATCCACGATCCAGATCGCCAACTACAACATTCAAGACAAGCAACAAGGCGCTTGGCATCACGATGAATCGTCAGATATGTCTGTGGTCATACCGCTCAATACAGGCGACTACAGGGGCGGCGGCACGGAGTTTCATGGTCACGGCACTATCAAGCCCCTTCCCTCGGGCCATGCTCTCATCTTCCCATCCTTTACGAAGCTACATCGTGGCTTGCCTGTTGAGTCTGGAGACCGCTACCTGCTGGTATTTTGGCTGCATGATCGGGCTCGCTTAGAAGAAATGTACGAAAGACTTGTATAAATAGTTGCACAACGACACGGAATGTGCGATAGTAATGGTGTCGGGGATGTCCCGACGAGTCGAAAGGGATTAAGACAATGGAAAATATCTACCAACCTGTTATCGAGAAGATCGAAGCGGCCCGCGCTATCGTTGCAAAGGCAAACATCGATCAAGCTACTGCAAGAGCTATCTGGGAAGCGGCGCCTGATATCGATGAAGATATCCACGCTTGGGCTGAGTATCACAAAGCTAATGATGTAGCGTTAAGTGCTCACATGGCTTACGGCGAGATTGACGCTTGCACTGAGACGTTGTCTTTACCACTGGCTAAACCAGAGACTCGCTACGTTATCACTGACGGCGATCTTATCTCACCTGCTGGATTTTATTGTGACTCTGGTGTTTACATCCGCAATGACTATTGGGTTGAGACTGATCGCCTGCCGCGCCATTGGGATGGTAAGGCCTACGACATGAAGAAAGTTGCAGAACAGATGGCCGCATAAGCGGCCTTTTTTATGTGTGAATAATGCACATTTGTGTACATAAATGTATACAACGACACGGAGATATGAGACTATAACTGTGTCGGGGATGTCCCGTCGTTGAGAAGGAGAGATGGTTAATGGCGAATTGGTCTTACAGTGATGGTGGTCAGGCTCAGTACCGGAGCTTGAACAGCGGTTACTGCGGGGTTCGAGCGCTGGTTCTTGCCGAGGGTATGGGCTGGAAAGAGGCTGAGAAACACCTTCGTGAGTTCACCAAGAAAGGCAAAGCCGGGAACGGCAAATTGTCTGGCGGGATCTTCAAGAAAGATTACGACGCCGCGCTTCGCGCTCTTGGTTATGAGTGGGTCGCCGCTCCCAAGTTTGCTGGGCGGAAAGCCAAGGCTCGTGACTTGGTCGGGGAGGGTACTTTGATTGCCCGACAGGCAAGCCACTTTGTGTGTGTTGAGGACGGGGTGGTTCAAGACATTTGGGACTGCTCTGAGAAGATGGTCTACGGTTACTGGAAGAAGGCCGCGTAAGCGGCCTTGAGGAGGGAGAGACGTTATGACTGCTATTGTAAAAAGAATCGAAAAGGGCCTTGGCAAAGGTCGCATGGCTAAAGTTAAAGAGATTTTCGATGATGGTCATGCCATTGATATTTGGCTTACCGACGACACTGGAGACGTTTGGGAGTACGAAGTGGACGGTCGAGGTGACTTTACTGTTGCTGAGATTATTCGCTACGCCAAGCAATTTATTGATGAGTCCAACGCGACTGCCACTTAAGGAGAAATACAATGTTAATACCCGCAGTTTATCGTTCCGACATGGTCAAGATTGCGCAGGCTTGCCCTGCGCCTATGACCCAAGCCATGCAGGCGTTCATCGACCACCTTGTGGAGATCGGCCAATACGCCAAAGCGACCGAAGGCGAGATTGAGCTCTTTGATGAACTGTTTGACGAGATGTTTGAGGAGGTCTCAGCATGAGGGTCTGGGGTCAAGTTGCCATAGGGCTGCTCGTTGTGTGTCTCTGGCTCACAGCCTCAACCATGGCCTACAAAGACGAGTTCGCAGAACGGGATTTTTACTGCGACATGGTGGAGCAGGGTAAGTGGCCGGACTATCGAGAGATCGCGGCCACAGAGTGCTAATCCGTTTTCTCCTTGCGCGCCCTTCTCGCAAATTCGACTAAGGTCTCGCCCTCACCGAACTTTTTCTCCCACCATCGTGTCCAAGTCATCCTACGGCTAGGCACAAATCGCTTCTGCTGACGCCACGCATGACGAGCGGCACACAGTTTGATCTGCGCGGCCCACTCGTCTTCTTGAGCACGTTGCTCCGGTGTCATCAAGGCCCGGAGCTTACTCACCACAACTCATCCACGCTAAACTCAGTCACCCCGGCATTATTGAAAGGCATCCACTCCCCCGAGTCGAAACACTGCTGAGCAATGGCGATCGCTTGCTCGTTCCGTGCATCGCCAAAAGCGATGGCTTCATCGCTCAGAGTGTACACGCCGTAAGGGTAAGGCGGTTGCTTTTCGACAGCCAGAAAATAGAACTTTTCTGCTGGTAGACCGCTGAGGCGCGCCCCAGCGAGGTAATAAGCTGCCTGCTGATAATAACGGAAGTTATTAATCGCAGATCGGAAACCGCGCGGAGAAGCGTCCCTACAGGTTTTTAAATCCCAAATGTCTTTGCCATCGTACCAGTCCATACGGCCTTTGCACGGCTCGCCATGCCATTCAAAACACACAGTGAGCTCTACCTTGTCCATTGGTTTTGGTATGAACTCTTTTAACACCTCACGGCGCTCTAAACAGACGTCGTAGAGGTCCTTCTTGATGGGGGTGCGGTCGCCCACACCCTCCAGCCACTCAGCGTATTCAGCCTTACCAGCCTTTGTGCGTCGATCAACGATCGGTTCGATAGCAAACTCATCGTCAAATTTATGCAACTCGCCGAAGACGGTGTGCTGTACGCGCCCCTCCAAAAGCGCAGGCGACTCCGAGATGTCTCCCTTATGCCGCCATGTGTATGGGCATTTGATTAGAGTAGTAAGATCGTGAGATCGCCATGCGGGGATCTCAGCGTACTCCTCGTAAGATAACCCTTCGTAGATACCGACCTTAAATTTTTTCATCAGAATGGCACGTCGTTGTTTTCTTCAGCGAAAGGATCGAAGTCATCGTCGTTATCTTTTTCTTCGACGAGCTCCCCTTTTTTTGACTCCGCTGATTTTATTACTGGGCTATCACCGCCCTTCTTCAAAGCCGCTTGCATTTCAAAGCAGGGAGGCTGGGGCTCCTTACCGATCTCGTCACAACCCGCAATCCGATAACGGATAAACGCAGGCAAATCTTCGAAGATGTCGCAGGCACGTTTGCTCGCCTCACAACTTTCCCCTGAAAACTCTTTGCAATAGTCCTCCAGATCGAAGATCACTTGCTCATTCTCTGTGGGCAGCTGTCGCAAATTCTCGTCTTCGTCAAAGGCATTTACGAAGGCATGGACGTTCGTAACCTTGGCGCGGCCATTCTTATTGAGATCAATCGAAAGCTTGCACCCCTTTCCGACTAAACACGTCGGGTCAAAGCCCTCTTTCTCGGCTTCTGTGAACGAACGATTGATCCACGACGTAACGTGTTGGTACAGTTTTGCCTTCTCATTAAGTGACGCCGTGTAACTGTTCATGATCGACATCCGTCGACCATCGGACATCACGCAATCTGGCAATTCCCAAAAAAGGAAGATTTTATGTCTGACGTTTACCTCGCCGAGGTAGTCCTCTTCGGCTTTACCACCGTCGATGACTCGATAGCAAATCGCTTTGTGCTCTCCTACTGGCGGCTGTTCATATCCGTCATCACCACCCCCTCCAACAGCAAGTTTCATTCCCATGTCAATTCTCCTTGATGGTTTATACAAGTTTGCACTAGTATACACATCTCTGGGAGGGGCTCAAGATGGGAATGAAAGTAAAAGGCAATCAAAAAAACTGGAGCAGACCTCTTTCAAATGACCTGCATCGCGAGTTCATTGATTGGCTCGGCAGCATCGGCGTAGAAATAGACCCAAAAAAAGGATTAATAGTCGGGGGCGACATAGGACGCGCCTACACAACCGTCGACGGGCGGAGAAAGCAAAACGCATGGTATCAAGTCTGGTTCGATCAGGATCGCCCTTACGGTCACGCAGAGCGGTATGACACAGGCTCGCTCGGCAAATGGAAAGCCGATGGCGGCGACATTCCCAAGCTGACAAAAAAGCAACGGGCGGAGATCGAGCGAATTAAAGAGCAAGCGCGGTTAGCGCAACAGATCGAGCAAAACAAAGCTGCTAAACGTGCACAAACCATGTGGGAGCGGTCTGTCAAATGCGACATTCATCCCTATCTCGAGGCCAAGGGTGTTTCGTCTCACGGACTCAAGCAACAAGACAATACGCTAGTCATCCCACTTTACAACATCAACGGCGTCGTGCAGACCCTTCAATTAATCGACGCAGAAAACAAGAAGAAATTTATGCCGGGGGGCAAAGTAAAGGGCGGCTACTTCCCTATTGGTATCGATCTTTTGGCCGAAGCCACGGTGATTAATTACGCTGAAGGCTACGCTACGGGTGCCAGCTACTTCGCTGATCATCAACAACCCGTCATTGTAGCATTCACTGCTATCAATCTAGCGCCAGTGGCGGAAGCTATCTTCGCGCTTTACCCAAAGGCAAAGCACGTCTTCATCGCGGATTTCGACGAGAGTCGCACGGGCGAGCAAAAAGCGATCGCCGCCGCGCAGGTCATTAAGAAAGCAGGCGGACGCGCCGAGGTGCTCATGCCTGAGGAGCTTGGCGATTACAACGATCACGCGCAGGCTATCGAAGGCGAGTTTCTGCCCAAGATGAAAGAACTGACGGTCCCCGAGTCTTACGATTTCGCAAAGACAGAGCGCGGTAGGATGATGCACACGAAGAGTAATCATAGGGGTGTGATGCTCGTCAATCACATAGACGTGTCCTACGACGTGATTAAAAAGCGGATGAATATCGTCATCCCAGATATCGAATTGATTGCGGACCTCGAAGAGGACGCCGCTATTACTGAGATCGAAGATCGGTGCATACAGCTGGGTGTGCCGCACGATCGAGTGAAGTTCAATCTCAAGCTGCTGGCGAGAGAGAGCAACCCCGTCGCCGAGTGGATCACGTCGAAGCCTTGGGATGGGACATCGAGGTTGAAGGCGCTCCTTGACACTGTGCAGTCCGAGGACGATCCGCTGAAAGAGATCCTTATGACCAAGTGGCTCACCTCTTGTGTCGCGGCGGCGTGTGGGAATGAGGGCGTCAGTAGCGAGGGCATTCTCGTCTTCGTGGGTAAGCAAGCTTTAGGTAAGACCCAGTGGATGAAGACCTTAGCACCGCGAAAAGAGTGGCTTTTGGAGGGAGCGACTCTCAACCCAAGCGACAAGGACTCTGTAAAGCACTGTGTGAGCCACTGGATTTGTGAGCTAGGGGAACTAGGCAGCACTTTCAAAAAAGCCGACCTCGATCAATTGAAGGCCTTTATTACGCGAAGCCATGACGAGTTACGCCTGCCGTATGATCGCGGCTTCTCACGGTATCGACGTCGTACTATTTTTTATGGGTCGGTCAACGAGAATGAGTTTCTAACAGACCCCACAGGCAACCGAAGGTTTTGGGTTGTGCGCGTCAATGCCATCGATTGGCGACACAAGATCGATATGCAACAGGTTTGGGCGGAGGTGAAGGCGCGCTTCTTTGACACGGGCGAGGGCTGGTTCCTGACCTCCGAGGAGCGATCGCTGTTACATGACTCGAATGAGATGTCACGTACACAATCCGTGGTCGAAGACCTTATCTTGCAGCGGGTCAAATTCACATCGCAGATGGTGAGACCTGTGCAGCTGACGGAGCTTCTGCGTGACCTTGGCATACGGTCGCCAAGAGTGGCGGATTTCAAAGAAGCGGCCCGTGTACTGACTGCCAATGGATGCGTCCCGCGCAAAAGCAATGGGCGGAAAATATACGACATTGACTATGAGCCAGTCATCGAAGATGGGGGTGTTGTGCCCCCTCCTAAGTGGGATGTGTGAGGGATTAAATCAGGGTACATCTACCCTGTTTTGGCAAAAAAGGTCGATTTATAAATTTTTTCTAATTTATAACTATAAATTTGCTGACCGCATAAAAACGGGCATTTTTGGAAAAGGTTGTACCCTGTACCCTGTTGTGGCTCAGCTGAAAGCCGCATAAACACTTTGTTTTGGCACAGGGCAGGGTAGGGTATATGAATACTATTATAGGCTTTTTTTTATTTATAAAGTATGGATTTATAAAGTGTATTTAGGGGTATATAGGAAAACGCCACCCTACCCTCCCCTGTACCCTGTTGATGGATTGGTATGATGGACAAGCGGCGAGTGGAAAAGGCGATCAAACTACTAGACAAGGGGAAGTCGTGGACGCAGGTAGCAGACCACTGTCACGTCCATGTTGGTACACTGAGGAAGTGGATTCGGAACTACGAGCGTTATGGTGATTCGTTGTTTACCAAATACCCTGAGGAGATAAAGCGTGAGTGAAGGGAAGAGAGGGCCGGGTAGGCCACGGAAGAAGCTGAAGCCACTGGTGGAAACGCCAGCGCAGTTCGAGGCTGACCTTGAGCTAGGACTTACGGAAATGCAGGCGGCCTTCGTCTGGTTCTACACGGAGGGCTCGTGTGGACAAACCGAGGCTGCTCGAAGAGCGGGGTTCTCATTCCCAGCCGCGAGCGCCACTAAAATGCTCGATGGCAAGACGCACCCGCACGTGACAAAGGCGATCCGACTGAAGCAGGAAGAGCTTCGGCAGAAGTTTGCAATCACGCCAGAGAAGACTGGATCGATGTTATGGAACATTGCTGAGACGGCTTTTGGAAGCGGTCATTACAATGCCGCAGTCAGTGCGGTGAAAGAGTTAAATCAGCTGGGCGGGCTGACGGTTCAACGGACGCAAAACCTGAACATCAACGCCAATATCGA